TTCATTTTGTTTCTCCAAGTAATTTATCTATACAATCATCAAGTATTGGTTTTACTGATATATATGTTTGTTCATAAGGCTTATGTTTTTTCCATTCTCTACTATCTTCAAGATGATAATGAGCTTGATTAAATTTACGAGATAATCTTTCACATAACTGTATTTCTAATTGTTTTCTTAAAACACACTCCATATCAACATCAACATCAGTTAATACTTCATCTGCTAGTTTTACTAATTTAGCTTTGTTCATTTGCTAACTCCTTTATTAAATCGTCTAGTTTGTAATAGATATTAGGTGTGGTTTCAGAATGATATTTCCAAAACTCTCTCTCTTTTCGTTGTGTTTCAATGTATGGTTTTAGCATTTCATTTTTCAAGTCATTTTTACATCTTTCCTTAGAAATTTCATAATTTTCTCTAGTTGAATCTATTGCAAAACCAAGCCAATAAAGAACTACTTTAGCCTGTTTTTTTGTAAGTTTTAGATTAACCTTATCATTCATATTCATTTGCTAACTCCTCTAGTTTTGCCTTCTCGTTAAATAAATTGTTTTTCTTCAGTTCCATAACTTCTTCAGCTTCTTTTAATTCTTCTTCAGCAATATCTACTCTTGTTTGCTGTTCCAAAATATCACAAGCCTGTTGAAATGGATTAGACATTTTGTTTGCTTCTTCTTGCTCTTGCTTTTGCATTGATCCTATCCCTTATAAATTGATTATCAGCTTCCATATCTTCCCATAACTCTTGTAAAACAGCTTTCCTAATTACCTTGTCTTTCTCATAGATAATTAAATCAGACTTCTTAGGAATCCAAGTATCGTAATATTGTTTGGTTTGACATTCTTCTGTAAATGACCAATCAAAGGTTTTGCCATATAGAGAAGAATTAATTTGATAAATAAACATTATTTTTCTTCAATTAATTTATGCAATTTATAACCTATATCGCCACAAGCCTTTGCATGATATTTCCAATACTCTCTATCTTCTCTTTCAGAATCTATCCATTCTCGTAATGATTTATCTTTACAGCGTTCTTTGGCAATTTGATAATTTTCATTTGCAGCACAATCACCATATTGAAGCCAGTAATCAACTACCTCTGCTTGTTTTTCTGTAAGTTTTAAATTAATCATTTTTTCTCCTTATTCACTCTATATTTATGACCTTGTTTTTTTACTTTAAGAATCTGTCTGCCAAGCTCAATCATGTCTTTGCCTACAAATGCTTTAAACCAAAAGTTATTTTTTGGTAGCCATACTTCTAATGTGTATCTCATTATGCACTCTCCTTTTTCCATTCGATCATATAACCAAAAATAGAATCAAATTTACTTATAGTAAAATCATCTGTTGGTATGCAATCATCTATTTCAACTTCCCAAGTTTCCCAGTCATTTAAACTTTTAGGTTTAAGAATATTAATTATGCACCAAACTCTTTTACATCTAAGCACTCTAGCTGGTAGTAGTTTGTCATTGTTTTGCCAATCTTTGTAATAAATAGCTTGATTAGGTTTTAGTTTTTTCATTACGCCACCTTCTCATCAATTATTG